ATTAGATGAAGCCAAGGAAGACATTAAACATTATGTGTTTTACTATAACAGGGTGAGACCGCATAGCTATAATTAAGGATTATCGCCAATTTTAGCAACAATTTTGTCTACTATGCCAATTTTTGTATCTTTCCAAATTTGCGCAAATTCATAAAGTGTAATCTTTTGCTTTTCTTCTTCTTTTGCTTGGTCTGCTAAATACTGGAGCGGATCTAAGCCTTTAGAAATAAGTTTGTTATAGCGTCTTGTTGTTTCTCTAGCTTCTTCAAGCGATAAATCAGGGTGTTCGCCAATTTTACGCTTGAGCCGTTTTTTAGATATGGGATTCGTATACCAAAACAAAAATGTTTTCTTATTCGCATTGTAAACGTGCAAATAAAGGTTATTACCGTCTGAATACGGCGTTTGCTTTGGTTTAAGTAATTTAATTCTTGTTTCTGTTAACGGTTTAACAAATTTTGCCATTGTTGCATCAATCCTTGTCCTATAAGGGTTTATAGAATTGATGTAACGTTTTGTGAAGCCATTTTTTAAAAAGTTACATCAACGTTACATCAATCTTGAAAACAAATGCAATCAATGCAATTCTATGCAACAAATAAAAATGGTCTTTTTTATATTTTTCAATAACTTGCAACGCTATGCAATGTTATGAATATAACCAGTGGTGGAGCTGGGGGAGTTGAACCTTACGTATATATAGTTATAACCGTTTGATTTTTATTGTAAAAATAAAAAAATAAATACGTACGGATCAAATACGTATCTTTTTTTATTTTAATGCTGATTTTGCATCATAATCTTTTAAGTATGAACCATAAACACGAAAAAGCATCTCTGGACCTTTGTGCCCCATTTGTTTTGCAAGCCAAAAAAGATTTGCACCTTTGCTAATGTGCATTGTCGCAAAAGTATGCCTTGTTTGATATGGATTTCTATATCTTACATTTGCTTTATTTATAGTAGGAACCCATGCTTTTTTACGGATGGCATCAGCATCTTTCCAAGGCTGTTTTGTTTTGGGGTCAAGAAAAACAAAATCGCTTTTGCCAAAGCTAAATTCTTTTTGATTTGTAATTGCAGAGATTGCAACCTCATCAAGCTCAACTTCACGAGTTCCTGCTTTTGTTTTAGTGCCTTTAATCACACCTACTACTTTAGCGTGATTAATATAGGCAATTTTGTTATCAACATCAATATCAACCCACCTCAAGGCACAAAGTTCAGAACTCCTTAATCCAGTTCTGAACGCAAATTGAAATAGGTTTTTCCATTGTTCAAATTTACAATGTTCTAAAATATTGGAGATCTCGTCAGGAGCAAATGGATCTACTTCATACGTTGTTGCATTGTTACGAGTTTTGTATCGATCAACAGTTACCAGAGATACTGGATTAATAGTAATGACACCATCTGTAATTGCTTCATCTAAAGATGATTTCAGCACAGACAATCTGTTACGAATAGTTTTTGATACTGATGTTTGCTGTTTAATCCAATTTTTAATCATTGCTGGGGTTAAAGCGGTAACAGTGATCTTATGAAAATGTGATAATTGATTAATAATCTTTTTGTACCCATCTATTGTTGATGGAGAGAGTTTTCTATCAATACAAGCATTAAGATATTCATCAAGATAGTCTTTTACTGTTACCCCATCAATTATTTTTCCAAAGATTTTTAATTTATTTGAATTTGGGAAGTAATCGGCATAATGAAAAATTTCTCTTTCTATTTTATTTTGAATCTCACCAAGCAACCTACTTGCATAATTGATATTTCCATTAGTCACTGGCAATCCTAGCGGTTCACGGCAGCGTATTCCCTTGTATGTGAAGGTTATATTAATAGTTTCTTTTAATTTATGTTTTCTTATTGTTACCCCACGTGGCATTTGTTTTTTCTCGCCCATTTATCCACCTCATCTAAGTCAATTATCCTTTCTTTCACCCCTTCAACCTCAAGTACCTGAACATTTTTTTGCCAAATACCTCGTTCTAATCTTCGATTAATTTGCGCTAACGTAAGCCCAAACACTTCACAGTATTTCGTAATTGGCATTGTTTTAGCCGTAAGAATAATGATATTTTTTTCTTGTGCTGTTGTTTCCATTTCAACCTCCTAATTAATTATCTTGAAACCCATCATGCCATTCTAAAATCCGCATCGTATCTCCGCGATCGCGCATCGTATTATCAAAAGTGAAGCCGTGTTTTAATGAGTAGTAATTTTCGAACGTGTGTAACTTTCCATTTGATAACATAATTCTCACTCGATATAACCCGTCTAGCTTCGGATAGTCACGTTTTGCAGTGCTATGCCACTGATGTTGCTTTGTGTTGTGTCTTGACATTGCTTGATATTCCTCCAATAAAAAAGCCCTCGATTGAGGGCTAGGTTAAAATTAAAAGTTGTATTTGCGTAATTGCGATTTTGGCTTGTATCTGTTGATTGTATTTAAGCAATATTGCCAGTGTCTATTTTCTGGTTCGGTATATTGCAAAGGGTCAATATCAACTTGAAGTCGTGCGTGAATAAGGTCAAGTGTAGATTGATATTCTCTTACTTGGGTATAAACAGTTGAGGCAAAACTTGAGCCAATCGCATTTAATCCAGGTTCAAGATGTTTTAGCATTTGGTGCATTTCGTAGGTTGCACACCAAAATGAAGCTAATCGTTTAAGCTCGCTTTCTTTCCAGTGTAGGGTGATTGTTTTTTCTGGTTCGGGTAGGGCGAGTTGTTTTGGTTGTTGCAAAGCTCTGCGTTCGCACTCGATGAAATATTTGCGAACTTGTCGCCCTTTTTCATTGCGTTCAACCATTGCCAGTTCTTTGCCCATATCAAGGGTGATGTGATATTCCTTGCGTGGTCTGCCTAATGTGCGTTCTGTTACGATGATGTAGTCTTCGTTTTCGGTAAAGCCGTAGTCGGTTATGCGGTTTTTAATCCAGTTGTTAAAATCAGATTTTACTTCTAAGAATGCGTGCAAAGGTCTAGCATTGCAGAGTTGTACTGCTTGATTTGCAATTAAACCGCTGAAGACTGGAATTAAATTTGAATTTGTCATTTTGAGTTTCTCTGTATCTATATTTGAAAAAACTCATCACCGCAGAGGTCAAACATTGGTGATGAACTAGACAAGATTGACCTTACCGTTGATACAGAGTAAAACGGCGACCCTTTCGGATCTCCTGCCTAGCTCATCATTGGGCTTTTAGATAAATTTATCTAAAAGGTTATTTGGGACTTTTTCATAAATTTATGAAAAAGGTTTTCGTAAATTTTTACGAAAAGGTAGATTTGCTAGATTTCAGCTATAAAAAAAGCCGCTTTGAGCGACTATCATTTTCACCGCTCTGTATCATTTCAGGAGGTCAATCCCGACTTTCGTTTGAAAGTGGACATATCCTAAATCAAAGGGCGGTGGTTGTCAAGAATGTTATACTAATGGATCTGTATTATGTGCCATATAATCATATAAACAAAGTAATTTCCTATATTTTGTATCTTTTTTATTGTCCAGATTCGTTAAATAATTTCTTAAGTCATCAAGTGTAATATTTCCAATATATACCTGTGAAATAATTACAAATTCTTTTTTATAATCAGGAATCTCACTATTTATAATATCATTAATGCATGTAAATGTTTTTGATATTTTTCCTTTTGGATTGTTGATATTCTCTTTCAATTTATCTTTTTGAATATCAGCATATTTGCTGAAATTTTGAATTTCTGGATATATTTTTGAAAATGCAAAAATAGGGAAGTACTGTCCAATATTTGGTGATTGCTTGTCCAGTATTTTTAACAATTGGATATTTTCTTCTTCAACGATCTGGAAGTAGTTTTCCATCATTTCCGCTTTTGTTTGATAAGCATAAGTAATTGTTTTACTTGAGCCAATTGCTAAAAGCATGGCGTCGTTACTTAATTCATCCAAATCTTCAGTAATTCTTACTTGTATATTTGCTCCACTAGTAATTTCAGCTACAATATTTTTTACTTTTCTAATATCCATTACAGATACTGGTAACATCAAATTTGATATACCCTCATAGATAATGCCATAATTATCCGTTTTTATTTTATTAATGCGAATGGTTGAACCGTTTTCTAAAATAATATCGTGTTCTCCAACCATTTCAGAGTTCGAACCCTGCTCATATTCAACAAGTAAAAAATTATCTTTTATTTTATTTGCTTGTTCTGAATTTGGCTCTACATAACTAAAGATCGTTTTTAATATAGCTGTAATATTTGGATCGTTTATACTATACCCAATGAAAACAATTGGATTATGAATAAAAATAGATAGTAACTGTGCTCTAATTAATTCATATCTTTTTTCAAATTCTTTGTAATCACTATCTTTAATGATGATTGAATTTGGCTGGGTGATGCATCCGTGTATTTTATAAACAGAGCCATAAGGATTGCTAAGCAAAATATTATTTGCGATTAAAGGATTAAATTTAAAAATATCCTCAATTAGTAAGTCATAATTTGTTGTAATTATTGAGCCGATGTTTTTTCTAGCTTTTTTTAATAGTGTTATTTCTTCTTGTAGTTTATCTTCTTCTTTTTTAGTTAGATCTGAAAGTAATTCAGAAATATATATTTTTAATCGACTGGGTTGTTCCCCGTTTCTTAATGCTTGGTAGAATTTTTCATTTACAGTTTTAAATTCTTCTGCTTGATTGTTTTTTAAGAAAGCAGATAGTGATTTTTCAATTTCCTCTGCTATTACTGGGTAGTTATTTACTCCAAATTCATCTTTTAAATCTAAGTAATGAATATCTGTTTTGTGGATTTTTTTATCTATTGTTTCAAGTAAGTTATTCCAACTATATGAATTTTTCAAATAGCGTAAGCTAAACCCCGTACCAACAAATAAAACGGGGTGATTATGAAAATTTTTGATGAAATCTAAGATATTCATTTTTCTTATCTCATTAAGCATAATACTTTCTCCAGTTTATCAGTTAGCTAGGAAAAAATCGATAGTGATCGTTTATACATAAAAAAGCCCTCAATCGAGGGCTGTTCGTCTAAAATTATCTAGATTTCGTCTAAGTTAGACGAGTTAAAACGGCATCTCATCATCAAAATCTGCTGGTGGCGGTGGGGTGTAAGTGCCGTTTTTTGCTTGAGCGTAAGCATTCGCTTGTGCTTGTTGTGTCGGTGCGTTAGCCTGTGCGTTTTGCCCCTCTTGACGGCTATCTAGCATCTGCAAGCTGTCGCCTTGAATTTCGGTGATGTAGCGTTCTTGCCCTTGTTGGTCTTGCCATTTGCGTGTTCGCAATTTGCCTTCTACATAAACTTTTGAGCCTTTACGCAAATATTGTTCGGCAATCTCCGCTAAACGGCGGAATAAAACAATACGATGCCACTCGGTGATTTCTTTCCATTCGTTGGTCTGTTTATCCTGCCAGCGGTCGCTAGTGGCTACGCTGATATTGGCGACAATGTCGCCGTTTTGCATTGTGCGGATTTCAGGGTTTTGTCCTAAATTCCCTAATATAATTGCACGATTTACGCCTGCCATTGGTTTTCTCCTTTAAGTGCTTTTAAAGCGTTTAAAAATTCGGGAATATATTTATCAAACGCTTTCATTAGAATTGGATCACGTTCAGCTGTATAAAGGTAAAGCGGTTGTTTTTGATAATCAGGACAGTAGCTTACAAAATCCCACGTTTCATAACCTGTTACCCACAGGGCAGACTGAACCTGCATTAAATATTCACTAGGAACACCGCTTTCAAGTAAATACTTAATATGAGTTTTCATTTTTGGGCATTTAATTTCTAACCCTTTTTTTAAGTTTGGAATTAATCCATCAGGGCTAATCATTAATTCTTTTTGCTCATTAAGATATACACCGCCAACTTGAACCACAGTATTATCTGTTAAAAATTCATAAGCCATCCGTGCTTTAGGTTCAAGTTCATTACCTCGCTCCATATCAACCGTTTTAATGATGTTATTTCCGCCCTCAATGCTTTCGGCAACTAATTCCGCTAAATAGGTAAACCAGCCACTGGATTTTTTACCGCTGTTATTGACGATATTTTTAATACCTGTGGCTGTGGGAATGCCTAGCCTTGCGACTAGCCACTCTTCTGTACCTTGTTCGCAATCAAGTGTGATTAACCCGTCTATCATAATGGGATCCCCTCGTCATTATTTATCACTTTATCTTTTTTGCGATTCAGTTGATTAATAAAGTCATCAGCCTGTTTTTTTGATAATTGATCAACACTGTTCACCCCGTAGTACACAAGGGCTTTCTCAATATTTACATCCTTAATTTCGAGAAGTTGATCAATCGATTGTTTTTGTTCATCAGTGATTAATTCGATTGCTTGAGTATCAATCACATTCGGTTTTGGCGTTACATTTATCGGCTCTTTTTGATTTTCGATAATGCGGTCAGCTTCGTCTTGGTCGTAAATGCCCGTGAAACCAAAGGCGAGCCTTGCGCATTGGATCATCGCTTTATGGCGGAGCATTCGTTTTGGGTGGGTTTTCCAAGGACCTTGTATATCACGAAAACATTCGCTCATATATTCGGTAACGCTAATTGGTCTTGAGCGGTCTTTGCGATAGATGCGACAAGTGCATTTCTCATCATCTAAGTCAAACTCAATACCGTCAAATTGTGGGTTCTCATTTAAAATTCTCGCCCAACCGTCAACACCAACAATCGGTACAATGCCATTATTGTGATCAGGAAATGCGTAAATCTCTTTTGTCCACGGATTTAAGCCATATTGGTTAGCGACAATTAAAAGTGCGGTCATTTGGCTATCATTAACGTTGCCTTTGAATGCGGTATTTTTCAAGGTCGCCATTAAGTCTGAACCGTCTGTGATTTCAAAACGGTTCGCTAATTTTTGAGTTAAAGTTTGAAGTGCGGTTGCCATAATCTATTCCTTATTTCTTTAAAATCGTTGCCTGAATACCCAATGCTTTAACTGGGGCAAAATATTCTCTTAACTGCTCAAGTGTTCCTGTGAAAGGGATTTCTTGAGCAGGGATTTTAAGAATAAATTGAGCTGTTTCTGCTTGCGTTTCTTGATATGTAGTTTGCGTTTCAGTCTGCGGTGTTTGTTCAATGTTTGCCTCTTGAACTTGTTGTAATTTTGCTTTTAATACTGCTTGAGTTTCGGCTTTTTCTTTAGCCTCTTGTTCTGCTTTAGCCTTTAATTCAGCTTCTCGCTGTGCTTCCGCTTCAACACGTTGTTGGATAATCGGGGCTAGGTCATCATTGTTAGCAATGAGTTCTACTGCGTCATTAAATAACCAGATTTTGCCGGCGGCTTTAATTTGTTCTAGGCGGTTAGTTAGGCGTGTTGCTTCCATTGCTAGCTGGCTAATGATGAGCGTTTTTTCTGCATTGATTGCTTTAGTTAACCCGTCAATCGTACGTTTGTTTTTCTGGCTTTCGGCAATTCGGTTGGCGATATTGTGTTTTGGAAACGTCATTTCCAAAGCAAGGGAAATATCGCTAACTTTAGCTAACTGATTGCGTGCTTCGGTAATTTCCGTTATCGCTTGTTCAGCGAGTTGCTGTTTAATTTCTGCTTCTTTTGTTTTGACCAACTTCTCACGGCTTAGGCGTTCTGTTCTAAAACGTTCAGCGATTTCTTTAGCAGTATCGATCAGCGTAGCGATTTCTTGATTGCCGTTTAAGACGTTTTCAATCACCGTACGTGTTTTGTCTTCTAGCTCTTTGAGTGTTTTCGCTTCCTCTTTGGCTCGACCAAAGTCCTCATCAGTTTCAAACGTTTGGGTAAGGCTAGCGAGATACTTATCAGCTTGTTGTTTAAAGCTATCAATATTTGTTGATAGCACTTTACTTTCGGTGGATAAAATTAACTCTAACATTGTATTGCTCCTTGTTGTTGTGTTGCTTTGACCATATCCGCAAGCATCGCGAACATTTCAGGCTCTAACGTGATAGTTTTAGCGTTGGCTTTTCGGTCTAACATTAGCCGTACTTTGCCGTTTTTATTGATAATGTCGTCCCGTTTAATCACACCTCGAATTAAGCCATCCTCTCGTGTTATGATTTCAGCTCGATACTCACCACTATTAAGGTGAGATGTCGCTATATCAGGTAATGTTTTAGCCATTTTGCCCCTCCGCTAATTGCGCTCTAATTTCCGCTTCGTGTTCTGCTGTTAGCGGTGTTTGTAAATTGCCGTGTTCCTTTTCCCATTCTTCTTTTGCCCATTGTTGCCATTGTTGCTGTTCCTCGCTTAAGGTAGTTTCAAGGTTGAGCGTGTGGTCGTAATAATCCGTGTCTTTATCCAGTGCTTTGACGGGTTGCGGTTGGCAACTAATGCCTAAGACAACGGCGATGATTAATGCGGTAATAAGGTAAATCGGCTCTAGTGTGAATTTCATTTTTTGCTCCTTATTTGAACAATTTACAGAATTTAGGGTGCAATAAACCGCCTCACTAAAAAGTAAGGTAAGGCGGTGAGTTAAATTAGATTAGAAGTTATTTAATCGCTTTGGTTGTGGTTGTTCGTCAAGCAGGCTTAACATTCCTTTGATGAACATAATACGTTCGCTTTTGGCTTGAACATATTTTCGAGCTTTGGTTAAAGCGTTTTCGGTTGGCATATTAAGGTTATAGAGGTAATGCCCTCCGATAAATTTGTCTATATCCCTGCCAAGATGTGGGTATTCCTTGCGAATTTTCTCGCCCATTTCATACGCACCGTTTAGCGAGTGGTACAGGTTAGCGATAATGCGGATGGCTTCTTCATCGGCTTCCACTTTGGCAAGGGGGAGATTTTGTTGTTGCGGTTGTTGGGTTTCTTTATCAAGAATATCCAGTACCCATTTGCGGAAGTCTTTAGCAACTTTAGTATGGCTGAGCATTCCGATTAGGTGGCAACCACGCAAGCTGAAAATTCGCACTTTTTGCATTCCACCATTGGTTTGCATTTCGATAAGTGCGGTCATATTTGGGGTAAATTCGTCAGCGTGACGCTCATAGATCTTTGTTACACTATCAAAGCGTGAATAACCTAAAGCCTTACCAATTTCTAAAGTGGACAACCAGATTTGATTTTGTTGATTAATAACCGAAAGAGTTTTGTTTTGAAATGTTAATGTAGTCATTTTGATTTCTCGTAGTTTAAGTTTTTTTACTCATCACTAACGTTGCAAATCGTTGGCGATGAACTAGACAGAGTTTGCAATACCGCTACGAGAAACGGCGGATCTTTCGATCCCTCCATCTAGCTCATCATTGACTACTTTGAAAGGGTACGTCAATTTGACGTTACCTTTAAAAAGGTTTGATTAAGCTAGTTTTCGGCTATAAAAAAAGACGCTTTGAGCGTCTATCTTTTTCACCGCCCTCATAGTTCAGGTTGCAAATCCCGACTTTCGTTTGAAAGTGGGGTTATCCTAAATCAAAGGGCGGCGGTTGTCAATATATCCATAATGAAGTCCTCTTTATTTTTTGATATGATTATTGCGATAAAACTTTAATCTATCAACTTAACAAAGAGGGCTTTATTATGAATGATAAAATTTGTACCAAAGAACATACAGATGCCGATATATTAGGTTCTTTACCAGAGTCTCAAGCTGGAGCTGGACGACATAAATGCGCAGGATGTGCTTATGAAGATGGATATGCAGATGGGTTTAATAACCGTAATAGTAGCTTTAACCCCGAAAAATACCCAAAAAGTCAGGCTGGTACGGCTAGACACAAAGATGTTAAAAAGGCATATGAACTTGGCTATCAGAATGGACAAAAAGACTATAAGGGGAAATAACAGGAAAAATTATATTTTTGGTAAAAGCCCACATGTTACAGTGGGCGTTCTTTGAAGTATATCTACACGGAAGTTATATATTCTGTGAGAGTTCTCTTTACTCAACCTTTCCCATAACATTGGCTTTGCCAATAGTCGCAATCACCGTCAAAGTCATCATCGGGGCAATCCTCATCTAATGGCTCTTGTTTACGTTTAGTTTGAAGCGATTCATAGTAATCTTCATCACTGTCGTATTTCCAAGCGTTCATTGTGTTTCCTCCAATCTGGATTTAGCCACTTCGATCAAAAGCTGATATTCTCTTTTGGTTTTTTCATCGTGTACTTCTGCGGATTTTTTCAAAAACTCTTCAACAGAACCACTAAAACAGCCTCTAGTGACCCACAATACTCCTTGCTTAGTTTTAAATACGGTTAATGTGCCGTACTCCGTACCAACATTCGAAAACCATACAATATCAGATCTCTCGCACACCTCGGCATTACCGCACACCTCGGCATTACCGCACACCTCG